TCCAATTTATATTTAATTTTATTTCGAAGTTCGGTTTCCCAAGCTGGCAAGGTGTTATAACACTCGTTCAGCAATTCTTTCAAATCGGCGATTTGCGCCTTCAAGGGGACGGGTTTCTTGAGTTTTAGGGGTAAGCGTCCGGTCGGCCTGTAAAAGCTAACCTCGAAGCTTCCAAGCGGGTCTTGCGCGTATTTGAAGACTTCAATCAAGTCCATGCGTTCAAGCTCTGAGAATCTAGCATTTATCGAGCTGTCTCGCTTGGATTCAATGGCTTCGATTGCTTGCGAAATGGTGCATTCGCCTTTCCGCATGATGAATTCAAACACTTCGCCGCGCTTGGTGTTGAAGAAGTTCGTCTTCGAAAGCTCTTGGTAAACGGCAAGGGAAGTTGCGGGGACGGTGTTCATTCTTCGCCCTCCGCTAGTTCAACGCATGATTCGACGCTTTCGCCCCAACCGTCAACGACGTCTTGGCTTTCAATTTCGCCTTCGAACTTCTTTGCCAATTCTTCGGTTTCAGCCTCAACGACATATTCAACGATTTGAATCCGGCGTTCTACAATCTTGAATCGCTTCTTCATTTCGCAAGCGCCTCAAGTTGGGATTCAGTCAAGCGGCCATCGTTCACGCGGCAGCCTGAAACGCGCAAGGCGCTATCAACGAAGACAACAAAGGCAAGGTCGCCTTGGGGCTTCATATGAAAGTTAAGGGTCTGAAGGCAAAGTTTCGCGGCGGCCTTGACTTCGCGGCCTGTTGAAACTCGGACGGTTTTGCTGTCTGCCATGCGGTCGACGATTTCTAGTATTGATTTCATTGGTTTTTCTGTTTTGCTGTTTGGTGTAAGTAGAATGCTATGAAAATAGATATGGGGTAGTAAAGGCGGCGGGGAATTTCACCCCGCCGCTTTTTATTAGTCGATTAACGTTGCCAACGTGTCGCGAAGGTCTGTCAGTTCCGTAAGTGTGCAATTCAATTGTTGAACCGCGTATTGCAATTCGTTTTGATTCATGCACGGAACTATTTTTTCGCTTAATCCAGACATATGTTGCGCGTTTGCTTTTAATGTCTCTTTTACTTCGTTGGCGTCTTTTCTGTTCATTGTATTTTCTGTTTTTCTGTTTTGGTTCGGGTTCTTCCCTCACCTTCATAAAAGAGCATGACAGACCGGAACGGCTTTGTCAATACAATGCGGAAAGAAAGTTGAAGTTTTTTTTGGCGGGGGGATCGAACCCCCGCCCTTTCGGGTTTACGCTACGCCAAGAACTTTAACAAACCAACCGCAAGGCAAATGTCTAATGCCTTTATTTGCTTCAAATCTTGCGCTTGATTCGCAAAAGGCTCTTACCTCGAAAACTTCTTGGGGCTTCCAGTCTGCGTTAAATAGTGCGATTTTATAAGTTTTGTATGTTACTTTCATGATAATTTCTGTTAGCGGTTAAAGTTTCGGCGGGGGTTAAGCCCCCGCAACAATTACGTCTTCAGCGCGAACTGTTATTTTCGCATTGTCGCCGATTCTACTTAGGCGAGCAAGGCAACCGCATTGCATACCAAGAAGCTTGAACGAATCGGTGCTTTCAAACTGGTTTCCTTCAAGCGTCTTCATTGGGCGAAGTGCTGGAATCGCAAGTTTTACTTTAGTGAATCTTTTTGTTTGGGCTAGTGCTTCGATTGTCATTTTTCTGTTTTTCCGTTTGGGTTAATCTGATTATTCGCCAAGCTTACCCCAAGCGATTCGCCTTGTCAATACAATCCGGAAAGAAAAACGATCTTTTTTAATAAATCGGCCTTCCGCGCAAGAAATCATCGTATGCCCGTTCAGTATTCGGCATATTCCCGCCAAGCGGAAGCCGAAGCATTTGTTCAACTGAATACGATTCAGTATATTCAAGCGCCTTTTCAAGCAATTCGCGACGCGCATCATTTTGAGAAATGCGCTTTTTAAACTCTCGAATATTGAATTCAAATGTCTGTTTAATAAGGTTATGTTCCCCGCGCGTCTTGATTCGCTTTATCATGGCTTCCATTTTGCGAATATTCTTTTCAATCGCCTTATTAAAAGCCCTAAGCGCCGCAATATCGCTTTTAATGGTTGCTTCGATTATTCGCATTATGTCGGCGTCTTCAGCCATTTCCGCGAATATACGGCAAAAGGTTTCAACGAAATGCAAATGCGCCTTAAATTCCAGCGAATCCCGCGTTGTGGTTCCGTCGGCATCGTAACTTCGGCGCGATTCATCATCCGAAAGAATCTCGTATGCCATTTGAACTTTATAAAACTGTTCGGAATGCTTTCCGCCGTTCTTGTCTGGATGATGCTTTGCGGCAAGTTTTCGGTATGCTGCTTTGATTTCATCTTTTCCGGCGTCATGGTCGACGCCAAGTATTTCGTAAAGGTCTTCGTTTTCTGCTGTCATCTGTAGAATTTTATTTTTCGTTTCATTGCTAAAGCTTCAAGGGCGTCTTCTTCATTCATCCCCCAAGCCATGCGGTCCGAACCGTCGGCCCATTCCGCAACGTCATCAATCGCGCTTTTAAGATTTCCTTTGTAAGCTTCCCAAGGGCAAGGATCGTCGCCCAAATCATCGCGAAGCCTTGTCTTTATATTGTGGCATTTCATCCAAGCCACTTTCGGGGAAAGGCTTTGCATTTCTTCTTCCGGAAATAGTTCCATTATTCAGCCCTTCCCGTCGCTTCTTCCATCGCTCGAAAGCATGTCGCAAATTTGGCCTGTGTGGGCCTGTCATGCGTCAAATAATCGTTTACGCGGTCAACATGGTATTTGACATGCTGATAACTCTTAAAGCCAAGGAAACGCGAAATTTCGTTGTCTGTATGGCCTTCACGATTGGCAAAGAAGACGAAAAGGCTTCTTGCGTCCTGAACTTCCCCGATTCGGGTTTTACTGCGAACCTTGGCGGGGCAAACCGCCAAGGCTTCAGTAATGACCTTTAAAACGGAATCTAGCGCCTCAAGCTTTTGAATTTCCATCTTCTAGGATACAACGGTTATTTGTGCGAACGACCAAAACCGGCTCTTTGGTTTTAATCCAAGCGTCGTTTTCTTTGAAGATGCGGGCCGATACATGCTCGCAAGCTTCGCCGACTGTCTTTACTGGCATACGTTGGCCTTTCGGCGTAACGTTGAAATCATAGGCCGATTTCTGAATGCGTTCTTCCAGCGTGTAAGGACTGTCGCCTTCTGGAATTTGGGCAACCCATCCAACCAAGTCTTTATCATGCAACAAGCCTTCGGGATCGCTTACCAAAATGCAAAATTGCTTCTTAACTGGCGGCGGCTTATCTTCGTCGACCATGTTCGCCAACTCTGTGTTTATGTCTTCGATAATCTGCGAAGTTTTGCGAACGTCGAGTTCGTTTCGCTGCATTACCATTTTAACAAGTTCAATATCAACTTTCATGTTTTTCTGTCTTTCTGTTTGATTTTGGTTTGGGTTAAAACTTCTTTCCGCCGTGCATCTTTTCGCGGCCTTTGTTCATTTCGATTTTTGCGAACATTGCGCCGATAACGTTATGACCCTTACCGGCTGCATGGTCGAAGATGCGAATCAATACGTCGGCAAGCTCGGCTTCCGTTCCGCTAAAGTCTGGAATCTTATCGTCGGGCGGGTGTCCGTGTCTTGCGGATTCAAGCGCTTCAGAAAGTTCTGAATGCTCCAAAGCGATCAATTCGGCGTCGCTTCGCTCATTATCCCACCAACCCTTTTCGCGGGCGGTTGCGTGAATTTCGTCCTGCAATCCTTCAAGAAGAATTGAAAGTTCTAGTTTTTCTTTTGAGTTCATATTTTTATTTTTACGGGTTAAAAATTGCGCCCCTTATTGCGGGGCTTTTTCACGGAAACGAACGGCGTATTGCTGCTTGCCGAAAAACATCCCTTCTTCGGCAAATATAGCAACTTTCTTACCTTTCCAGCTCGAAACGTCCGAAGTTTTAAGGGCAACGGTGATTTGCCGAATATGCGTATTATTCAATACAAGCGGCTTTTCCGTGTGCGTGAAGTAAAGCAAGATTGGGTTCTTCTTGGTCTGCTTATTCTCGTAAACGATTTGCGGAAGCTTTTCGACGCGCGAAATTTCAACCGCGCAATCGCCTTTTCCGATAAGGTCCGTTGAATTAATAAAACGGCGGTCAATATGCCTTGTAATTGAATCCGTTATTTCTTCGCCTTTTTCAATTGGGTTTGTTGTCATTTTATTTTATAAGTTTTGCGTTAATTTCTGAAAGATAGGCAACAATAAGAAACATTGCTAAAATCGAAATATCATCATTAACATGATACAAGATTGCCCCTATAATTATATAAGTAATTGCCATAATATTAATTAATCGTAAGCAACGGTTGGTTCATCGAATCCCCAAAGCGGAACAATTACGCCGTCTTCATATCCGGCATAATAACCCGTTTCTTCGCCTTCAATAATGCGGTCCAAGGCGCGATTGTAGTCGTCGCGGGCTTCTTGCATTTCTTCAGGGTTAAAGGCTCGGCAAACGACGTCCGGCAAGACTTCATGCTTTTCAACAAAAAACAAGCTGCAACCGTTCGGCTTTGCGCCAAGTGCTGCCATTCCGTCGAAATACATTGTTGCTTGGACGTCGTAACGGTAGTCCTTGATAGACCATTTCAACTTATCCGGATTAATATCCTTTGTCGTTGTGGTCTTTACGTCGATAACTTCATTTAATGAATAAATGTCGATTCTACCTTTAAGAAATCGACCGGTCCGGACATGGCGCCAAACAATCGTTAATTCGTTTTCAGCGCATTCGTCGCCAACGTAACGACCGGCGTATTTGTGAGAATACAGAGCTTCGGCCATTTGATCCAACATTGGAAGCGCGTCCGGCTTAACGTAAATAATTTCGGGATTTGCTTCTAGTTGCTCCATCCAAGCTTTTGTTCCGAAAGTCTTTGTCGGCCCTTCCTGAATTTTGGATTTTGCGCCTTCAGGGTCTTCGCATATAAGCGCGAAAGCTCGGCCAAACTCTAAAGCTTCGCTTGTCTTGCTTTCTTCTTTTTCCTTTTGCAGCAAATACCGCTTATACATCTTTGCAGACTTGCAAGCTTGGCGAATTTTGCTCGAATTTAGCGCGTCGATTTTCTCGTAAATGTCAAACGGGACATTCCGATAAATTCCTTCGACGGGCGCGTTTAGGTTGATTTCTTCGACGCCGTGAACGGTAACGCCGTCTATTTTGTTGACTTCTTCTTGAGTCTGATTCATGTTGTCCTTTCTGTTTATTCCCTTCGGGGATATGTATTAAAACTATTGTTTTTCTGTTAGATTGGCGGCCTATTCGGGGCCGCCTTTCTGATTTATAGAATAATCGGCGAATCTGGCGAAAGCTTGATTTGCTTCAAGTGTTCCGGCTTGATTCGCTGAATTATCTCTAAATAAGCAATTGCCGTTTCCCGAACTTCTGAATCGTTCTTGGGAGTCGTCAAAAGCCGCGTTGTATTGTTTATAAGTCCGTAAACTTTTCGTTGTGCCTCTTCGCTCATGTTGCAAGAATTTCAGATTTCGAAAGTTTGTTCAAGTTTTTTATTGAAAAAAGTTTCGTTTTCCGAAATACTGCGAAAATGGATAACTTAAGAAATACATTTAAAGCCGCCCTTCAGCATGAAGGCTTAACGCTTACCGACTTTTGCGGGAATACCGGTTTAATGGTCCCTTCCCTTTCCAATTGGGAAAAGGGACGAGTCAAAACCCTATCAATCGAAACGCAAAAATCGTTCTTCAAAGGATTCAAGAAGCCGGAAACCCGAATTGCGCTTTTTGAAGCTCATTGCCAAGACCTTATTGAAAACGCCGGATTGGACGATTCGGTTGAATCTATCACCATAAACCTAAAATAAAATGCCAGAAACAGAAACAGAAAAACAAACAGAATCAAACGCATTGGTCGCTGTCGACCAAGTAAACACAATCGAAAAGTTCACAAACAAAGACGTAATCGAAACGATTATTGAAGCCCACCGCAAAGAGCTTGAATCTTTCGTTCCGGACGTATCAACGGCCAAGGGACGCAAAGAAATTGCCTCATTTGCCCATAAGTTTCGCAAATCGAAAACCGCATTTGAAGACGCTGGCAAAAAGCTTACAGCCGAAGCCAAGCAACAAATCGACGCGGTAAACGCTGAACGCCGCAAGGTTCGTGACGCATTCGACGAAATGGCCGCCGAAGCTCGCAAGCCTCTTGATATATGGGAAAACCAAGAAAAAGAGCGGATTAACGAATTAAAGGGCTGGATCAAGCATATTTCAGATTATGCCGATTCTGAAATTACCCTTGGTTTTAATTCGGAACAAATAAAGGCGAATCTCGACAACCTAAAAGAATACAAAGTTGATTCAGCTTTTGAAGAATTCGAAAACGAAGCGCATCGCGTAAAGGCTGAAGCCGTTGCAAAGCTCGAAAAACTGTTGGAAGATACAGTTAAGAAGGAAAAAGAAGCGGCGGAACTGGAGCGCTTGCGTAAAGAAAAGGCCGAACGCGAAGAGAAAGAGCGCAAAGAGGCCGAAGAAAAACGCCAAGCGGAAGAAAAGGCGCGTATTGAAGCTGAAGCCAAGGAAAAGGCCGAAAAAGAAGCCAAAGAGCGCGAAGAAAAGCTTAAGGCCGAAAAATACGAAGCCGAAAAAGCCGCCAAGAAGGCCAAAGAGGAAACCGAAAGAAAGCGAATTGAACGAATCCGCCATTATATCGACGAAATAAAATCGTCGGTTAATGTTGGCGAACGTTCAGCCGATTCAATACAAGATCGAATCTTTGACGTAAAGAAGGTCGAAATCGACGATTCCTTTGGAGAATTCGCCGAAGAAGCCCGAACCGCGCAAGAAATGGCGATTGCATCGCTTGAAAAATCACTTCAGGCGGCCAGCCAAAGACAAGAGGAGCAAGAAGCCGAAGCCAAGAAAAAGGCCGAAGCTGAAGCCCGCGCCAAGGTCGAAGCCGAAGAAAGGGCGAAAGCGCAAGAAGAATTCAAACGCAAGGAAGACGAAAACCACCGTATAAAGGTTCATCATCAAGCGGTTTGCGCCATCTCGGACGCGATTCAAAACGCCGTAACGCACGGACGCGACAACGGGCTTGAAATGGCTGAAGACGTCCTTGCCGAAATCGAAGCGGGCAACGTTCCGAATGTTTCCATAAACTACTAAACCCAACGGGGGCCGCGCATCCGGTAAACGCGGGTTTTATTATGAGATTTATACAAAACCAAGATTTTAACCCCGATTTAGTGAAGCTAAAAGGTCAATACGAATTCGGGCAAGGGGATTACGCGGACGAATTAAAGCCGAAATATACACTTACCGGTCTTCATTACATGATTTACGGCTCGCCGATTTCAGTTTCAAAGGACGGTGAAGTTACATTTAATTCAAAGGCGATTTGTAAACTTATACAGTTCGTTTTTGACATATCCGAAGATCAATTTGAAGAACTGGAATATTACGACGCAATATTGCTTCAAAACTGGATACTAGAAAAGGCGTTTTAATGGACTTTTTAACCTTCCTAGTTCTCTTGATCGCTTGCGAAACCCCGAATTGCAAGTGCCAGAATGCCGAATTCTGCTATTGTATGGGCGATTTAAACAAAGAAACAGGCAAATATGAAGCGGCGGGCCAATTCCAAATTCATAAAAAGTATTTGGAAGACGCAAACAAGGAATTGGGGACCAATTACGTTTGGCCGCGCGATGCGTTCCACCGGTTGACCTCATGCAAGATCGTATTGGGCTATATGAAGCGATATGCGACCCGTCAGCGCCTTGGAAGGTTGCCAACGGCTGAAGATTGCGCCCGCATACACAACGGCGGTTTAAACGGCTTTAAGCGTGACTCAACCCTTGATTATCTTGCGGACTTCCGGAAGGCTGCCCAAGCAAATGGGCTTTCAAGCATTTTACAGCCGATTGAAAATATAGGTCCTTGGGAAGAAATCTTTTGACGGGGTAAACCTTCATTGCCGCCTTTTCAAGCGATTCGTAATGCGTCAATTCGCCGGTCTGAATGTATATTTCGCAACCGGCGACGACATTTGAAAGCATCATTGAAAAATCAAGGCCGGTCATTTTCGGCATATAGTAGTCTACAAACGCCAATGTTGGCGCCGGACGGTCCCCGCGACGGATTTCTTCAAGATAATCCATTGATTCCGAAAAGCTCTTAAGCTTCACTATGTCAATATTGGTAAATTCGCGACGAATGCAGTATTCCAGAAGCTTCAAATCGGCTTCGTTGTCGTCCGCAATCACGATATGCGCTCGGCTGTCCTGCTTCTGAACCTTTGTCGAAGGGTTATAACCCAAGAATCTCGTAACATTCTTAATCATTTTTAGGCTTTTCCTTTGATAACGATTCAAGTTGTCGTTGCAATTGCTCGATAAAGTCTTTTCGAGACTTGTCGATTGTCTCGAACTGTGATCGCTCGGACTTAATTTGCTCTTTGAGGTAACGAATTGTTTTGTCTTTTTCATCAATTATTCGCTGAAACCAACCTAAAACCCATCGACCCACAAAACCGGCGCCAGCAAGAACGCCCCCACCGGTTACAGTTGAAACCCAATATTCCTTTACGACCTTTTCGACCCACTCCATTTCGATAAAACTTATTATACGAAAGTTTGATATTAAACAAGCTTTTACAATTCATCGCCGGACCTTTTTAGTTTGGCGCGAAGACGCTTAATTTCGTTTGCAAGCGCTTGCATGTCGTTCGGGTGAACGGCCAAATATCCGCCCAAATCCTTCTTTCCGACGGTATCCCCGACCGTAACTTGAATAGGGTCGTTGTCCGCAATCCGGACCGCCGACTTGGCGGCTTCCGGAAAGGGAGCTAAAGACGAATAAACAATTTCGGTCTTGTGTGTCGCGCAACCGCTACAGATTAGAATACTTATCAAGAGCGCGGTCTGTAGAAGTATGTATGCGGATTTGACCATTTATTGACTTGGTTTCGTAAGTTTTTCTTGGCGTAGTTATAGCAATTTCAAATAATGCTTTAAACAGAAAAGACGCCAAGGACGCGAAAAAGCTCATTTTTGCTTTTTAGCTGAAATAATATCTTCGATTTTTCCAGTGACCCAAGCTTGGCCCTTCTTGATTAAGTGCTTCTTCAGGGAAGAAGACTTTAAAGCTTCCTTGGTGTTCTCGAATGCCTTGTTACGCAACTGGCGGGCTTCGTCCTTGGTCAATTTGCCGTCGGCTGCCTTGGCCTTCAGGTCTTTGACTGTAGAATGATACAACGCCGTAATCTGCGTTGCCAGTTCGTCAACAACCGCTTCGTCCATGCCCTTGGCTTTAGCCTTGGAAATAGCCATTTTGCCAAGCCAAGTAAATACGAACATAAGAACCATTGCGACAATTTGAACGCCTTGGGATAAGTAATCGTTTTGAATTAATACGTCGCTTTCAGAAGCGGCGAGAATTGGCGCCATAAGCGCGAACCATGCGATTGTAATTGAAGTTTTCATAACTCCAGATTACCAAACGCCGGTTTTTAGTCAATACCGTAAAGCTTTTTACAATTACCGATTATCTGTAATTGCATCAAGTTCCGCGTGAGTAGTGGCCGCAAGGATAGAATCGCGAATTACGGCGCCACTATCAAGAAAGCCCTGTTTTGCCCCGACAAGAGCGAAATAGTAACTGTCGACTTCTGCTTTGGGCAAATCGTAGCTTGAACCGTCTTTGGCTGAAATGCGAAGCGGGAACATTCCGTTTGCGTCGTATGCTTCTTTGCCGAAGAAAATATTCGTCGCATTGATTTGCGCGTTCTCAGAGCAAGAAAAGATTTTTCCGGCAAAGCTAATGTCGGCGCAACAAATCAAGTCGCCTGTCTTCGCGTCAACCGATTCAATCATTTCAACTTTTCGTTCTTCCACTGAAAGCGGCTCATGCGCGGCAATAATGGCTTCCAAGGCCGATTCATTCGCTTGATTGAAAGAATCACCCCAAACTTGCAACAAGTCCGCAAGAACTTCAACGCTTTTAAACCCGTCAACAAGCCCGCTTTGGTCGATTTCGTCTTGCAACTTCATTGCATTAACGGAGCCGGATGGAATTTTTGAAGAAATCGAACATTCGTAAACGGAAGAAATTCCGGAAATTGAAGTATTATGATTCGCAATTACCGCTTCAAGCGAAGGTTCATTTGCTGGATCAAGCGAAACGCCGTGAATCTTTAGCGTATCCCCGTCAATTTCAATCGAATCAATGCCTTCAACTAGGTTGAATTGATTAATCAAGTCGCCCAATTTGTCGGGATCAACAACACCCGAAACCACTGTTTCGGAAATGGAACATTCATAAACAACTGTTACTTCTGACATTTTTTAACCTTTTTTTCGTGCATCAATACCCCGAATCGAAACCCCGTGCCGCAATTGCATATATTCGATTTGCTTCATAATAGGGGAATTCATCGAAATATCATCTTTTAATCTGTAAGCTAGATATTCACCTTTTAAACTTTTTGCAATAATAACCCCGCTTTTATCAGGTCGAAGCTCTTTTTTCCAATCTGAATTCAAATAAGCGCATTCAAAGGTCTGGCAAACTTCCGGCCTTGATTCATAAATTGAACAACCTTTTGAAGTGCAATGCGCGCAAAGTTTATGTTTCGGCTTATTGATTTCTTCAATCTCGAATACAGCACAACATTCAGTGCATTCGCCGCATTGATTCATTGAATTATTCGTTCCTTAATTATCAACGTTCGATCCAAGTCCCAAGCGGTAGTTGTTCCGCCAGAAGGCCCCCAAAAGCGAACGTCGATTGTCATATTTTGAAACGGCCCAACAACACCACTCCATTGAGTCGATAAATTGGAAACGCCAACTCTTTGAGCTTGAACAATTGTTTCAGGGTCAAGAACTCCGTTGATAAATATGCCGCAAGCCGCATGTTTCTTTTTTGCGTCATTCTCAAACGTTCCAGAAAAGAAAACGTCAACGGTTGATTGCTTTATGAAGCTAGAAAACCAAGTGTCGGTCATTCCGTCCAGAACCGGAGCCGATAAAGCATCGCCCGCGCCCGTAAAAGGATTCAAGACCGTTCCAACCCTAAATCTTTCATGGTTTTGATACATGAAATTCAAAACGTCTTGAGCTTCGACAAATGTTAAGCTTTTAAGAATTCCTCCGGCGGGTCTGCCAAGTATTGATTTATCTCCAATAATTAAATTTTCAGGATCGCCAAAAGCAGGATTGAATCGACCTTTAACGCTGTTTCCTTGCATGTCGGCAAGCTCAACGTTTGTTATTGAATTAGGCGGAATAACGGGTGTCCCGCCGCCGCCAGCGCCCGAAGGTCTTTTTCTTACAGGGTATCGCCCGCCACCTCTTGAAGTCATAACTTAGGTCTTTCTTTGTTCGCTGTCGAATTGTTCGGTCCAGCATTCAATGGCCGAAGTGAAAGCAATTAACTTAATCGCGTCAAATTGTTCAAGCGTAACGTCGATTGCGTCGCCAACGTAAATTGGCTGCCCGTCCGTTGCGCTTGGCACGGCGTCAGGGTCAAGAGTGTAAGCCCCGATTGGGTTGCTTTCTGCAAGATCGCCCTTCGTGTAAATGGTTACGACGTTTGCCCTTTCAGCCAAGGAAACCGTCAAGTCTGCAAGACTCTTGCCGCCCGCATCTGTTGGAATGGATATACCCTTGGAAGCTCCGGCGATTGGCTTTGTATAAAAATCACTCATAATTCAACCTTCTAGCGTTTTAATCCGGAAAATACAAGATTAATCGCCGTAAAACGTCCCCGCTTCGGCGGCGTCTTCAATGATTTTTAGGTTCGCGGACATATTAGTTCGAAGGTCTTTTGCCGCTTGGCTTTCGTCTTCTTCGTTAGGATAAAGCTTTAAGGCGTATTCCTTGTTTTTTACTCGCGTGTAAATCTGGCAAGGCATGTCTGAACAATAGTTTACAGCGTGATATTTAAGTTCAAACGGTGCTTCAAGCGTAAGGCCAACCCCCGAACGGCTGTTTGCATAAAAACAGCCATCAAGAGCAAGTTTGATATACGAAGCCAAATCGGATTCAAAGGCCGCTTGCGCGTCGATTACGGCTTGGGTTCGGTCTGCTTTATCAGGGTAAAGCGTAAACCTTCCTTGGCTTACAATTTTAACCCATTTGTCGCGATTCAACTTAATGAACCACTTGCCGCCGCGAACGTCAATATCGTCAATTTTGTTCTCAACGGTAACGTCCGAATCAATCTCGACTTCCGAAGTGAGCGCGTCTTGAGCGCAAAGAAACGGCGCCGAAAGCGTTAATAGTAAAACGAATAAGTTTAGTTTGTTTTTCATAGTGATATATTATTGAAGATCGGTTGTAATACCTTTGAAGTTCAAGCCGGTTCCGTCGTAATGAAACCAAATCATATCTTTGGCGGCTGGCGTTGTTGTGAGTGTTGGCGGCGTTCCCCCTGAGAATTTAAAAATCGCGTCCCAAGTTGGTATCCTGCTTCCGATTCCGTCCTGAGTAATAACTAAAACGTATTCCATGCTTGGCGTCAAATTGGTTGGCGCGTTGAAGTTATGGTTGCCGTCCAAAGTAATTTTTCCAGTGCCGCCTTCTTCGGTATCCCAATCAATATTTCCGCCGGACTCCGAAAGGTTTTCAATTGAAGCGCTGTAAGCGTGAGCAAGTTCACCGCCCGCATTTGTCGACATTGGAATTACGCTTGAACCGGTGTTAATTGAAGCAAGGTGTCGAAATACGGGGCTTCCTTCAAAGTTTGGGAGGTCTGGAAGCGCAACTTGGCGACCACCCGAACCCGAAGTGTTGTAATTTACAAACATATAATCGCCGTCACCGTCATAAAATCGAATACCTATGCCGTTGTCTGTCCTGACATGAAACGACTCAACGGACAAAGGCGCGTCAATAAGTTCCCCGCAAGTCGCGGAAGTCATTAAAAGGCGGCTTACATCTGTTACGCATTCGTTTACGACTGCAATCGTTCCGGTTGTATCCGGCAAAAAGTGATTCTGTTGATCTGTTAAATAATCGCTTTTAATTCGAGCTTGCCAAGAATTATCGTTTTTGGAAAATACAAGTTCCGGACGGTCGCAAGCAACTCCCAAAAGCTGAAGGGCGAAGTCTGACCCGCTAGGCGCAACCATGTTGTATTGGCCTATTGTTTGCACATATGAAACATGATTACCAAGCCTATATGAATATTGATTTGAGTTTCTAAGATCAATAAAGTTTTGAGCCGTTGCGCTGCTTTGAATGTATCCAAGTTCCAATCCATTATTGCAAATACTTCCTAAAGTTCCAGCGCCATTCTGACTAAACATTGAATCAACAAGTTCGCCCTCGGTTGAAGTCGCAAGTGTTAAAGTGTCAGAAGATAGACAATTTGCAACGGCCATTGTTCCGGAAGCTTCAGGCAATACGAATGTTTGAGGGCCGACCGTTGAAGGGTCTGGCGTTTCAAAAGTGTATGAATGCCCATCGCGCCAAAAAACAAGGTCAACGTCTGAATCATTGCACCCAAGCCATAAAGCATCGAGACAATTTCTCAGCCTGAAAACGTTGCTTGTAAGTTCTACGCCGTTGCCGCCGCTTATATAAATACCAATCTGACCTGTTTCAAATCTTAGCCTATTCGTTCCAAGGTTACACCCAAAAATCGTATTCGGGCTTGCATCATCAAGATAAATATCGCCCGCCGCTTCCCTGATAATAGAATCGCCAAGATTTGAACCACTTCCACACCATTTCGGCAACTTTCCAACCGTTCCGCTTCCTGTTACAGCCCCGCAACCAATATCGGAAAGAAACGCAACTGTTCCGTCTGCATCCTTAAAAGTAATCGTCCGGTCTGCTGTTGGGTCCGTGAATTCAAGGGTCGTTTCGAATTCGTCATTCGTCGCGCCTTCTGCTTCAATTGTCCCGTTCTGCTTAAGCTTTAACTTATCGGTAACGGTTGTCCCACCAAAGGCGACGGAACAAGCAATTAGTAATGCGGTAAAAAGTGTAATTTTGTTTTTCATTATGCCAATGATTGCGATTCTTTTAATTGAATTGAATACTTCCAATCAACAATCCCCAAATCGCCGGAAGAATCAACCGCTTCAATTTGGTAATTCGTGTCGCCAACTGCAACAATCTGAAATTCAATGTCGCCGTCTTGCTTAACAAGCCAAGATTCGGTTCCAACGTCGACCGAATACGCGCTTGGAGACTCGGCGCCGCGTCTAGTGACCATAAATTTGACGGTATAGCCAAGGCGAATCGAGTTGTCCGCGCTCTTTCCGATAATCTCGACTTCGAAAATCTGCGAAAGATTGTCTTCCGGCAGCGTTCCGGAATAAATAAGCTTCGGGTCCGAATTATTAAAATCGGTTTGAGCATTCCCACGAACGGGGATTTTTAAACCCAAAGGGATACAAACTTTTCTGACGATCAATTTCATTACGAAGCGGGTTCGAATTGCTCTAAAAATGCTTTGACGTCGCCTTGAGTGTTTACAAACAGGGCGTTGAATTGGTCTTTGGTCAAAATAATGACGTCGACGCGCAAAATCGGGTTGCCCTTGGTTGCATCAAGGCCAAAAGAACCGTCGCGACTGAAGCGGGCAATAATATCATTAAGCTTATCCGGCTCAATGTCGAACGATAGGCGAATTTCTGTTGCGTTCGGGTCGATAGAAAACGAACCATGAGTTTCAAGGGTCGCGGGCGCGTTTCCAATGGTTACTTCAAGGGAAGTTCCCGCAATGGGTTTTGTGTTGTCGGTGCAATCGCTCATTTTTATTTATAGCCCAATACTTCAATACTCCAAGACGGATTTACGGGCGTTCCTGCGCCAATATTAACGTCGTAAGTAATGCTTTTTGTTGTTCTTGTGTCTATCTGTAAAACGGTTGAATTTGCTTTTGCCGAATCGGCGCCGTTGTCGTATCTAAGTGTCAACGGTGTTCCGTAATCATCTGAACCGCATTCAATATCAATTGTCAAATTGTCAATTGAAGCCGCGTCGTCGGTTTGAGCCTTCAAGACAAGCTGAACTTGCTTTGCCTCATTATATGGCGCTGGCAATACGATCGTTCCGCTATCATTGCCGGTTCCGCTTGCCAATACTGCTGCGCCGGAAAACTTGAAAGCACTATTAGCAAGGGCGCTTACTGCTGCCGTTGCGTCCAGCGTAACAGAATTTGCCGAAGGCATTGAAAGCGTTGAACTAACTGAATAATCTGCAATTGTTACCGTTATATTGGCCTTATTTCCGCTAATGGCCGACATTGTCAGTTCCGGAAGCGTAGCAACAAGACCGGTTCCACTTGCGGAAGCACTTGAACCCGTTCCGGCGCCGCCAACGGTTCCGATTCCGTTAATCGTCCAATACCAAGTTCCGGCGATCTTTGCAAAGACGTATTCAACGTCGATTGGATATGAATTTGCGCTTCCTACAACCGCATTTACTGAACCTTCGATTCGGTCGACGTTCAAAAGTTGGGAAGTTAATCCAATGTTCGCGGTTTTGCTTGTGGTGCTAGATTGCGACTCTGATTGATTGTTTAATTCAAGCGTTTCAAGGCTTGCAGCGTCGCGGGCTGGAATGCTCCAACCCCATTTTTCAATCGTCCAAGAGCGCAAAACGCCGCTTCCCGCCGTTCTTTCAACCTTGTATTCCACGGGGTTAAGCCCTGAAAGGTCGATAAATGCCGTTGATCGGTCGGACCCATAGGTTGAACCGGTTGTTCCGGCGCCATCAACAAGGCAAAATCTATGTTCGACGCCCTGCGTATCTTTAACAACAAGTTGGTATGTCGTGCCGTCATTTTCGGCTGAAAGCTCACAAGAAAGATAAATTCCGTTTGCCCCAACTGGCGGCGTTCCAATCGCTAAAGGCGTGAATCCAACCGTTGCGCCACCGGAAGCAAGCGTTGCCTTATCGAAAACAATCATTCCGCCGCCCCCACCGCCGCCGCCTGAAGCTGCCGCAATGGTTTGAATCGCAAGTAAGAGTTGGTTTCGCTTTGTGCCGTCAAGCGAAATGCCCGCGCCTTCAATCGCGTTGCAAATTTCTTCTTGGTGGTCTGCGTAAAACTCTGGATACAGGTCCGAAGCGCAACTTGGTTTATTGTCGGGGTTGCCGGAATGCGCTGTTGCTGGAACGCTAGGAACGCCCACGCCATTGACAGAAAGTGCTGGATCGTATCTTTTCATTATTCAAATTCGCAATCGCCGTTAATTTGGTAAACTATGTCGGATTGTGCGGGGCCGATTATCTTCATAATACAGCGAAAAGCAAGGATCGAATTCAAGTCGGGGCCATTCAACATTGAAGCGCAAGCCAAATCGCAAGCAAGCCTTGGCGCCAAATCCGGATTTATAAAGTTGATTGTCAGGCTGAACGTCGAAACGTCGTCAGTAATTGAGATTTCAAGGCCCAAGGCTTCGGCAACGTCAATGTAACCTTCTGTGCTATTGGCGCCGATTCCGTGAAGCTTGGCGACGGCTGCCGCAACTTTATCTTGGGTTGTAATTCCAAATCCTTCCAAGCAATTATTCAGAGTATCCGAAAACGTTTCATTTGCCCAATTGTTCGCAAGCTCGGTTGAAGTCGAAGCGAACATTTCCAATATCATATCCAAAACGCGGCAATGAAAGTCGCTAAATACCTTACCGAATGAATTGAAAAGCTTGTAAAGGTTGGATTCCGGAATGTATTTTGCGGCAAAAGTGCCATAACTGCCGAAATACTCCGGTTCAGAAGGCAGAACCCGCGCAATCAAGTTCCGGTATTCGTTGGTAAAGTCGCATTCTTCTTCGCCGGTAAATTGGGTAACATGCGCTTGAATTGAGCCTTCAGCCGCCACAAATAGGGCATCAAGGCCGAATTTGTTCATTTCGAATACGTCATTGGGCAAGATTACGTTGCCAACGGTCGGGGAAATGGTCGCGCTTGGGTCCGCCGCAAATCGGGCAATAACCCTTAGTTCGGGCCGTTCATAGAATGAAATTTTGACGGTCTGAACGCCCTTAACGAAGGAAACGCCCATATCCTCAAGAGTCCTTGGGGTTTGGTCGATTGTGATCCGTTGGCCGGTCTTTGGAATTGGAATATCACAAATAAGGGACATTTTAAGAGAACGTTACAGTTCCAAGCGTAATAATATGGTCGACTGAAGCGGGGACCATTGGGCCGGTTGGGTCCGAAATTGTGCTGTCCTCTTCTCCAATAGTATTCGAAACGGCTTGGGTTAGCTTTGAAAGTGGAATTGTCTTGTCTGGCGCTGCTTCGCGCAAAATCATATCTTGAATCGAATTCGTAACGTCCGCCCGCAATTCGGGGGTATCCGGTGTAATTGACAAGGTAACGTCTGTCGGCTGTGCTACTGGCGCGGAAACGAAAATGTCGACCTGTGCGGGCGCCAGTTCTTCAAGAAACGCCTTTAGGGCGGTTTCGTCTGCCGGTTGGGGTATGCCGTCGGGGTATTTGTTGTCCATCATAAAACGGACGCGGACCGTTCCAAGCCCGTCTTCTTTAGGGAATACAAAAGCGCGGGTTACTTCGGGGAATGCCAAAGCCCAATTGACGTAATCTTGGGGCGCCCCGCATTGGTTGGGGCCGCGCTTCTTGAGTAAAAGTCTTTGTCTGTATGGTTCGTCGGCTTCCAAGTCGGCGCCACCATCCAAACCGCCAGAATCAACGGTTGCTTCGGTATTCATTCCAACGGGCGCCGTTACAAAATTAAGCGTCGCGCCTGAATCCTGATTGGAGTCTAAGCCAAAAATAAGCGAACGAACGGTTACGGTTACATTTCCGCCGGACACAACGCCGCCGGTTGTGACTTCATATTGGATATTTGAGCCGTCGACGGTAACTAGACGGTCGCCAACTGATACAACGGAAGCGTCTACGCCCGTGCAAACAACGTCGCCAGTCGCCCCAAGTGCCGGTTTTCGGCTCAATCCTATATCGTTGCCGTGTAAATCAAGGAATTCAGGCGGGCAAAGCGCCACAAATGGCACGTTCGAAAGGTTCGCAAGCCATAAATAATTGCCATGAATAATCAGGGATAGGCCGCGCCCTAAAATATTGAAGAAGCTTTTCTTGATTGAAGGCTCCGAAGTCGGGAATTCGCTTTTAATCTCCGATAAGTAAGAATCAAGGATTTCTTGCGGTGTTCGTATGTTGAATATGTCGGCCATTAGTTAGCGAATAAAGGTTGTTGCCACACGTAAGCGTATTGCAGATTTTCGCCCGTAAGTCGAACAATTTCAACTTCGAAGCGTAATCGCTGCTTGGTTTCCCCGTCATACGTCGCCGTTACATTTACGGAAGACGCAATAAAGTCGTCAATTAGCCATTGCAAAGCCTCTTCGCAATCCTGTTCGATTTGCGGTAAGAATCGGTCAATCGTCTTGCCGCGTAGATATTGCCATATCTTATTGCCAAGATTCGTTTCGCCCAAATCGTTCAAGGCGTCGCCAGCGTATCCAGCCATATTCGGAAAAAGGTCGTCTGAATCGGTTCGACGTTCGCAAAATAGGCATATCCCGACGGCATTTCGAAGATTGACGGCAGCCTTCAAATCTTTGCCATTGTCGGAAAGCTCAATATCGAAAAACTTCTTTTCGGTATTGTATTCAATAAAAACGTCGTTTTGGTCGTTTGTCATTTTAAGAAGGTGGTCCCGTGTTGCTTCCGCCCGATTGGACGCCGCTATGCGTATGCGTCTTAACAGAAATTCCGTCGGCTATCAAGTCTTTGCTGAATGTCGCATTCGAACCGGTGAAGGTGTAAGTCTGGCCGCCGACTGTCAAAGTTAGGGTTCCAGCGACAAAATCAATCTTGTTGTCGTCATCAATACGAAGTTCGTATTGGTCGCCCTGTAAGTAATGCTTCCCGCCGTAAATGCGGTGTCGAGCGTTGCCGGATGCGTCAAATTGTCTCGATTCTCCGTCTTCAAATTCAATGTCGGTTTCGATATTCTTATTGTCGGTCAAAATGGCCGTCAAATTGTCAGTATCGCCGCCGTATGCAATCAGAAGGCAACGAGAATCCAAAGGCGGATTACTGCGAAAGCCGAATTGCTGCCGGTATTCGACGTCGCTTGAAATATCGTCTTTCAATCCTTCGACCTGAACGAAAAATTGGCCGTCAATCTGCTTAACCCCCTTAATTATGGCGCGGGTGAGCAAATTACTAACCTTGGCTTTTATCCATCTGACAAACGAACTATCCATTTAAATTTGAATCCTTCTTGTCTTTCTTGATTTGTGGCGTCGGAAATGCTGTAAACGAATCAGGGTGAACGAATTTCAATGTTGTCGTCTTCCCTTTTTCGCCAAATTCAAGCGTATATGCGCTAATAAGCATATTTCCTTCGAATTGGATACTTGGAAGTTTGAGCAACGCAAGAACATTAAGGACGGGTTGCCAGCCGTTTATTTTGACGCTGTAAGACTCGGCATCGGCCCTTCGTGTCTGCATTTCCCATTCGGCGCGGTCTTGTGCGCTGACTCGCCTTTGTGATGAATCCGGAATGATAAGCAAGCGACGCAATCGCTTTTGCCGCGTGTCCTTGGCTTCACCCTCTACTTGCGCGGCTTCGGCTTCAGTCTCGCCAGCTTGAACCGGATGCGAACCCTTCACCTTGTATTCACTGAAAAGCTTTGTCCCGTTGCTGTCGTGACTGTATTCAAGAATATTTCCTTCGTTCCCACCTTCCACGAATGCGCCGTTTGAAACGACCTCAGAGGCCCTTGCAATGAGAATCCGACCATCGGCCAAGCTGTAGCACAAAAGGCGCTTTTGCTGTGCGTATTTGGCTATTACTTCATAAATCTTCGTTCCTTGGTCGTATTTGACGTTTGGTATTGGGTCGCCGGTATCAAGTCCAGCTTGGACAACAACCTTTATGCCATAATCTGAAACAAGGTCTTGAACGAACTGTTCGAATTTAAGCCCCTTCCATTCGCCGCGCTCGAAAATATCAGAGTCGACAAGGTCGCCCGCAAGATCGCGCCCCACAATCTTAAAAGAAACGGTTCTTCCCACCTTTACGGCTACTTTATCAACCCAACCGTCCAGAAGCAAAATCGGCTTCGCATTCGGTTGTGGCCTGACTGATACTTTAACGCGGTCGTCGCGGCGGATGATCGGCAATTGCTGTCCCCGAACCATATCCGTAATATTCAGGTTGAAACGGCCCGAAATATTCTCGATTGAACGGCTTATGCTTCCACTTTTCCAACCTGAATAATCTTTACCGTTTACGGTGCAAATGAAGATCGGATTACTCATTAGGACGTCAAGACCTTAACAACTGATTGGCCTTGGATAAAGTTAGGGTTTACGATTCCGTTCGAACTGGCGATTTCTTCACCGCGAAACGAATCACCGTAAACTTCATTTGCCACCGCCCAAACGGGAACGGTATCACCAATTGAAAGGTCGACTTCGTCCGGCAACTGGCCGTTCTGTCCGTCCAAGTGGTCAAGCGTAGAGCTTCGAAGGTCAACAAGGGCGTTGCGTTGCGCCGCGTCGCGATTGATAGAAGCGTTTTCGATTTGCTGGCCGAATGCTTCCAATATGGAAATCTTGCGATCCTGAACCGCATTTGACGATTCGTAATCTTGTTGAACGGTAATATTCGCCATTTGAGACAAGAGCAAGTTGCGATAGCCATCACGGACCGCTTGATTGTTGTCGTCCTGCAATAGACGTTGAACCGTGTTCAGGTTTACAATCTTACCGATATTATCGACATTTGCGCCGAATATTGAATTAAAGGCGTTGTAAGCGTCGTCCAGATTTTCGCTAGGCCATACGTCGCGCAATTCTGCAAGCATTGTATTCGTATTTTCGAAGAACAATGTCGGGTCGCTCATGCTATCCTTAAGCCCTTCTTGGTAGTCTGAAAAGATGCGAACGAATTCGTCCAATTCTTCCCCGTTTTGCTGAACGCTTGAAATTACAATTGCGATTTCATTATTGAAGGTTTCCGGAATTTGAACCGTTTCTTCAATATTTACGTCGGGATCGTTCAAGCCTTCGCCTGAATCGGGCGACACTGGCGCGAAATTGGTCTTCGTTCCGGCTTCCTCAATAACTGCCGTTTGGGTTTCTGTCGATTTCTCTTGCGCGGTTTCCTGCGTGTTAATCGTGACTTCTGGAAATAGTTCTTCGCCAGCCTCGACAAAGGTTAATTCAAGGCTTTCCATCCCGCCAACGCTATTCGAAAAGGAAACCGAACAACTTTGCGGTCTTACGCGTCGCTTTCCAAGGGTAGGCAATACCAATGTCCCAACGGACGGGTCGTTTTCGATTGCTTCAATCAGTTCGTCCCGTGTCTGGAAATAATCTTGGCCTTGAACGGTTCTTTCGTCAACGAATGCGGTAAACGTGTAAGTCCGCCCCATTCTGCCGACGTCTTCCGTATATGGCGTATTTTTAAAGGGTTGGTCGTGCATTGTGACCCTACGTCCGAATTGCATAGACGACGAATCGACGTTGAACGATTTACCCCGAAAACTTGCCCTTTGTATTTTGTCGCGCCAACTCATAATTAAAAGATTCTTGGGGTTATTTGGCCGGTTTCTACGGTATCGACCTTTGTTCGTCCGGTGCTGTCAGACATAACGCTTGCTTCAGTGGCGCCGGTTGAAGCGTCAACATTGCTTGAAATCTGAATATTATTATTAACGACGGGCGCTTGCGCTGGTGCAACAATCGGGCTTGCCGTTACGGCGGCGGCGGCTGCTACGGCGCCACCCCTTGCGGCGTCGCCCCCTTCTGGACCTATCCCCAATTTGTCAGCCAAGAAGGCGCCAGCCTTCAATGAAAGCTTAACAACTTGCCCCAACATTCTAAGCGGAACGGCCATTGTCTTGACCATAAAGGCCGCCATTTGGCCGACAATTCGCCCAATCTCCTTAAAGCCTTCGCCGGTTTCAGACTGGACGCCCAAAAGCTCAAAAAGAATATCAAGCAAGGGCTTCATTGCTTCCCAAATCGCCTTAACTTCTTCAAAAATTGGCTGCATACCTTCAATAAATCCGTCCCAAAAACCCAATAAAAACGTTTTAATCGGCTTCCAGAATTTCCAAACTAGGAAGGCAACAAAAGCAATCGCGGCACCAATCAATAGAATCTTTGGCAATAGTGGCAAAAGGGCTACAAGCATCGCTTTAGCTGCAACCAATACCGAAGTTTTCAACATTGTAACGGCAATTGCAAGTTGCCCGACTCCGATTAATATTGGACCAATTGCGGCGGCAATTCCGGCCATTACGACGATAATCGTATTCACCGAATCGGGTAATTTGTCCATGAAGGTCAAAATCCTTGATATTACGATAAGCACTTTTTGAGCAACGGGAATCAATACTTTGCCCAATTTCTCGGCAACGCCTTTGATTTGTTCCTGAAATATCCGGAATTGGTTGGCAAGCTGGTGTTGCGTCCGGTTGAAGTCGCCGACGGCTGCTTTGTTGCGCTCGGTAACAATTGCCAGCGTCGCAAGGGCTTTCGCTTGCTGTTCTGTCAGGTCGACGCGCTCGGCCATAATATCGGCAGCCCTTTCTTGAACTTCGGCTTCCAATACTGCCGTCTTAAACGTTTCCTTGAGCATTTCACGTTCACCAAGCAACGCTTTCGTCAAGGATTCGGCGGCGCGTTGCGTCCCGCCCTGCACGTTCTTGAACGATGCGACGTCGCCAGATAGGCGAACAACGCTTTCAGATAGCGAAAGAGCCTCTTTCTTGGACAATCCCAAGCCGGTCAACAAGTCACCGGTATTCGAAAGCAATTCTTGGCTTGTGGACGCTGCCAGCTTGAAATCGCGGGACAATCCCCCGACCGCGTCGGCGCCTTCCTTTTCAATGCCCTTGAAGACTTCGCCGAACTTGTTCGCGGTTTCTTCCGCGTCGCTTGCGAGCTTCAAGGATGCGCCACCGGCTGCCAGAATAGGCAAGGAAACGAAAGCCGACATTTTTTGACCGGCGCTTTTCGCCGCATTGCCGAATTTCTTCAACTTCGCTTCGCTCTTTTCGATGGAATTCGACAACTTCATAAAGTTGCGTTGCATCTTGCCAAGCTTGGGCGACAAGCCGTCGATCAGCTTTACTTTTACTTCAACTGCTGCGGCCATTTAAAAAGATTCCTTTTGTTTGTCGATTTCCCTTCTTACGTCTTCAACGGTTTTACGGTGAAGTTCCCAAAAGTATAATAAATCAGAAACTTCCCATCCGTCAATAACAGAAGGGCAAATGCCCGCGCCTGAGAAGTCGCCTTGAGCCATAAGCCCCCGATAAACATCATCGAAGGCCGCGCCCAACTCTAAAGTTGGGGCAAAAAATCCAAGATCACCGCCTTCGCTTGCTCGTAGTCTTCTAAGTCGAGCTTGTTTGCATCGTCTTTTCCAAGACCGCAAAGGCGTTCAATCCACTTGCAAATTGTATCGTCGCAAATATCAACCAACTGTTCGCCCTGCTTCAAGCGTATGCTGTAAGCTGAACCGATTTGGCGAATATCCTTAACCGCTACTTTGCGGAAATCTAAAAAGTTGATCTCTTCGCCGCCGGTTGTAATAGGTTCAGCAAGACGAATTGAAACTTCCGTTCCCTTTCTGGCGTCGGGGTTTTCTTCCTTCTTATAAGAAAGAATTGCTTGATTCTCTTCGTCGCTCATGCTTACGCGAGAGTTTCAACCGTTTCGCCCTTTGACTCATAACGAAGCGACATTGTCGATTCGATTGCGTCAACCTCAACGCGGTTCACTTGGTCGCATTCGGGGAACGTTACAAGCTTACCGTTTGCCAGTTGAACGACAACGGTTACGTCTTGGGCTTCTGCAAGCGCTTTAACGTCCAGATTTGAAGCGTCCGAAATGGTCATTTCAACGTAAGGCGTTACCGGCGTAATCTTTGGGTTAAAGTGACGGTCAACACCGCGACGAATTTCGCGTTCTTCGTTTGTGGTCGAATATTTAATATCGCCGAAGACGTCGAGCGTTTGCCCGTCGACGCGGATTTGTGCGGTTCCCCCTAGAATTTTTTTAGCCATTTTATTTTGATTGATTAGTTAAGACGGAATTCGATCAAGCCAAGGATTTGGCGAAGCTGATTAACCAAATCAGGCGGAAGCTTTACAGAAACCGCGTTTACGTTTGGCGCAATCTCCGCTTCGATTAGCTGCTGGAATTCGTCGACGTTCTCGAAGATTCCCAAGGCTTCCAGTTCGCGAGCAAGGGCGATACATTCGCCTTTTACGCTGCTAGGTGTTGCAACATTGGCTTGGCCTGAGATTCGCGACCCATCCTTTACAAGCTTGAAAGGTGTGGTAAAGAAAACTTGCGTCAAACGCTGGCGGTATGCCTTGCGAGCGAATGAAAGCGTAAGCGGTGTTTGCGAATCCAAGTAAGAAACGTCCGGTTGGCCCAAGTTGTTGGTTTGATAATTTGTAATGCCGCGTTCGATGAAAATGCGACCGTCTTGGGTTCTGCGATGCGTTGCAATACCACCTTTAAGGAAGTTTTCGCGTTCTGCATCGGTAAATTGATTTGTGCGGGTTCCGCCATCAATTCCAAGGATTTGTTGCGAGTGCCAAGGCAATACAGGGTCGTTTTGTGCGATTACTGTTGCCGCGCCACAATAAGCGCCAGCCCAAGCATGAGAAGGCGAAAGGCTGTCTTCGGCTCCGGACATTGTAGTTGCGAACGCTGAATTGCGGTTGTCGCCGTATGCGAGCAAGTTTGCAGCCGATTCAACAAGAGCGTTGAACGCATGGCCTTCGTATTGATTATTGCCGTCTTGGCGACCTGCAAGCCATGTATCAAGCGCGGTCATGTTTGTTGCGTCTGTATATGGCTGAAGGATATAATCAAAGATTTCGTCTGGAACTGCATCCAAAGCGGTTTGTAATACAGGGTTTCCGGTTCCTGCTACGGTGTCCGCAACTGCGAATGTTACGCCGTCCGGTAAAGTGTCGCTTCCGCCGTCCTTTACGAGCCTTGGCGATACTGCAACAACCAAGTCGTCGGTCCAAGCGCCTTCGTTCAATGAAACGAGTGTTACGACGTTTGAAGCAACTGAAGCGCCAAACAGAAGTTCGGGGTCCGCGTCAATTGCCGCTTCGATCGAAGCCGCGATTGTGTCGGCGGTGTCTCCGATATTAACAGGGACGCGAACGAATCGGCCAGCAACCCAAACGGAAAGGGTCGCCGCGCTTGTCGCCGTGCCTGTTACTGTAATGGTTTTTTCTGCGTTTGTGCCGTCATCATCAAGCGCGATTGCTGTAATGGACATATTCGCATTGTTTACTAAGAAATATTCAAGCATGTCGGCCAATTGTGAACCAACGCCGAAGAACTCTTGCGCGTCCTCTTTGCTTGTTACTGTCACAACTTCGCCTTCGATTGCCGAACCTGCTGCGGTTCGTTGACCAATCGCAACGAGCTTTTCAACCTGATTTACAGAGTCAACCGCTAGGCGATTGCTAATTTCTAGGCGAACGCTCGGAAGCCTTGAATCTGTGTTTATTTGAGTGAATGGAATTGGCATTATTCGTCAGTCGTTGCGGGTTTTGATTGGTGACCTTTGGCGGATTTCTTAGCCTTGGCCTTTTTTGCTGCTTTCTTTGTGGCGGGTTCTGATTCCGCCTCTTTTGAAATTTGTTCTTCTTTTTTCACTGGCGCCGCTTCCTTTTTAGTCTCTTCCTTGTTGTCGGCTTCGCGATACTGCTCAATTTTAATGAAGCCTTGTCGTTGTTGGCGGGCTAGTCGTGTGCAAAGCCTGTCGAAAACTTCGCCGTCCTTGGAAAGCTTCTTTTTGCTGTTGTAAGGGTGATATGCCTTATCGTTTAAAGGCGTGACTTTAATTTTCGGCGTCTTTGACATGGCGGCAAGCTCTCATATTTGAATCAATTAATCAAGCACAAATTACGGAACGTTTATATCTGTATGCGGTGGAATCGCGTCGGGGTCGACTCCGGATTGCTGCATTTCCGCATGTATATTCAATAAATCTTCGATTGCTTCGGGGAATGTATCGCCAACTCCATTTTCAGCCGAATTGATTTCGCTTTTGATTTCAAAATTGAATTCGTGAACGTATCGTTCGCGGTCGAAGGCAAAGAAATCGTCGCCCATATACATAATTGAATGGGTGCAATAACCAAAGTCGACGTCAAAACAATCGGCAAGGGTAGAAGGGTTCATGCCAAGCATTGCTTTTAATAAGTCGATTCTTACTTGGTGGACTTGGTCAACTGGAATTCCGCCTATTTTATCGGGCTTTCCGTTTAAAACTGCGAATACGTCCAATTGTTCAATCATGTATTGCGCCGTAATCGTTCCCGAAGATTCCGACTTGTTTTGAACCGTCGTCGGTCCAAGGGCTAAAACAATAAGCGGGGTTGGGAACTTGGTTTGGCCGTCCAAGGCTGCCGTCATATCCGCGCCGCAAGTTACGCGGGCGGGATCGCCCCAAAATGTCCCCTTTAGGGCGTTTTGAAGGTATGGTATCAAGCCAACTGTCGATTCTTTTAAAAGCATGGTCTTATTTTACTTGAGCTTCCGCCATTGAACGCAAAATTGCCCGCTTGACAAGTTCGCTTCCTAATTTCTCTTTTTCTCGGGCTGCACGGGTTAAAAATGGACGTCCGCCCCGATTCGGGTCTTTCTCTTCAAGGAATTTGCCGTATTTTACGTTTGTGTAAACAATGCCTTCAAAGCCGCCCGTCAATATGCGTTGCTTGATTGAACGCCAAAGTCGACCGGTATCAACTGCCGGATACTGCCCTTTAATGCTTGGACGGTGTAGGCGCTGGCCGCCGCGACGCCCTGATTTTACGGGCTTTCCGGTCTTGTTCCGCTTCATGCCCATAATTGCGCGCTTCTGAATTGCGCGTTGCCATTCAATTACGGCCTTCTTTCCGTGCTTCTGGAATGACGGCGCAAACGCTGAAAAGCCTTTATAATCAGCAATTCCGTTTTCGACTTGGACGCTTGTTACTGGCATTACGGTGCGACCGGCCTAATATCGTAAGTATTTTCCGGATTTGGGTCTTCAATTAAGCCTAATTCACGGCATTCAAGGACGATAAAGCGTATTTCTTCGGCATCCAATACAATGTTTTGAATCTCGAACATGCGCCCATCAAAGGTCAAATGGTCGATTACGCCCCGATTTTGCAAGTCTTCGTCGAATCGAATCCAAAACTTGTGTGTAACCCGATCTTCAACGTTGCGGGTCGTGAGGTATTGGGCGCCAGAATTGAACGGCTTTGCGTAAGCCCATTCGCCTTCGATTACTGTTTGATAATATTCGTCCTGTGTAGCGTCATTATCAAGCATTGCGTCGACCTGTTTTAATAAGTCTATGCAGTCCCTAAGCTGTCCAACCCTTACCGGCATAATCTAAACGTTCCAAATTCTATCGTTTTGAATGAGAGTAAGCACCTTTGCGGGTATCAAATCAATGGTTTTGCCCAATACAACCGGAATTCGGTGTTCATAATGATGCGTTACAAATTCTTTGATCGCTTCGACGATTTCAGGGCTGGCGGTGTAAAGTGCTACCGAATACGAGATTTGAAGCGCATCCAAGCCACGCGGCGCGTAATTAGAGAACGAATCAAGGAACTGAATCCGATTACCAGCTTTTGCGTAATCCGTGCCTTCAACCAATGCTTGCGGGGTTCCATCTTCCAAATTCAGGGTTGCGGCGCTAATTGTCAAATCGTCGTTGAATGTCTCTAATTCCAGAACAGGGCAAATTTCTTCCGAATCATACACTAAATCGAAGCTTCGTGCGGTATAGCGCTTATTCGTGTAACCTTCGATTGTTAGCGTTGCCGCCTTAATTATCTCGGTAATGTAAGCGTCGTCTTTTGTTTGTGAAGCCCTGATTCTCGCATGAAGCTTTGCGTCCGCCAGTGTCACCGGTGGAACTATCGCGCTGAAGTCGGTTGTCTCTTTTCGCCTCATTTCCTGAACCTTATACAAAAAAAGGGGGCTTTTGCAAGCCCCCCTTTTTATAAGTCTTCGACTCGTCCCGATTAGGTCGGGTTTTTGTCGCTCGTCAACGTCTTTGCAAGGTCGCCTTTAATGCAAAGAGCCGCCGCGTCGAAACCGGTTGATACGCCAGTAACGACAAGGTCAAGGCGGACATAGCGCTTTGACATTGTGCGAGCAATTTGGAACGAATAAACTTCGTTCGCTGCTGCCGCAACTGCTTCGTCGTAGCCATTGCCTTCAACGTTCGCCGCGTCGATTTTAGTCGCGCCAGCCATGCCAGCATCGTCCGACTCGTAGATTTCAGCCGCAAAGCTTCCGTCTGTAGCCGCGCCAACTTGAACCGCGAAGTTGATTGATTCCGCGTCTTGCGTGTCGATAACAACACCGCTTACAGTGCCGTTTGCTGCCACGTTTCCGGCTGGAATCGCAACTTTATTGTCGAGTGTGTTTTGATCTGAGAATGACATTTTTTTAATTCTCCAATTTAAGGTTAATCAGGTTTCAAAAGACAAGGGTTTTACGCCTTAGTCTTAAGAAGCTTGAATGCTTGGTGATTCCAGATTTCGCCGCCTGAACGCTTAGTTGTGTAAAGGCCGATATATGGCTTGTTTGTGTAAGGGTCGCGCAAGATGCGAATGCCCATACGGTCGTAAACCATGTAACCGCGACGGAAATCACCGTAAGCGATTGATAGGCTATCTGCCGCAATGTTTGGCATGTCCGGAACGTCAACAATTGGTTTGCCGAATACGGTCGGAAGGCCGCCGTTTGGCAAATCAGGTTGAAGCAATGGACGTCCTTCAAGGTCAACAATCTTTCGAAGTGTCGCGCGGCTTGTGCGATTCATCAACCAAGAAGCGCCATTTCCGAACGCTGGAAGAAGCAATTCGTCAATGTCAACAAGGTCTTCGTAAACGACTTCACCAGAATTCGCTGTTTCAACTTGCTGGATTTGTCCAAAGCCGGTTCCGTCGGGAGCCTTCAAGATTCCACGGAATTCATTTGAACCCGATCCGGCGCCGTGAACGAATTCGTAACCTTCTGTAATGCTGAATTCGTCAGCCAATTGCGAATTAACATATCCAATCAAGTCAAAGCTGCTGTCGTCGAGCAATGTTTGAGTGATTTGCGGATTCGCGTATAATTCAAACGCTGTAACGGTTTGAAGCTGCAATTCGCCGCTATCAGTAGACGGACGGGCCGCTTTTTCACCAACGCGAGAAGCGCCAAGGCGTTTTGTTTGAACTGGCTGTTCGAATGAAGCGGCAGTTCCGGACATTACTGTTGCAATGCTGCGAACTGGTGTGCGCTCTTTCTCCAAAAGCTGAATCGAATTTGCCATTTCTGGCATAACGAAAAAGCCGCCGTCCTGAGAAACGCCCGAAGACATATCTTTGGTTTTGAATAGGTCGGTATCTGCTTTTTCAGCCAACTTTTCAGGCTTAAACTCGCAATGCTCTTGTCCCAACATACCCTTGCGGAAGAAGTCGTTCAGGATAGAACGGCGCTTTTCTGCAAGTTCGTTTTCTTGTTCTGCTTTCCAGCCGGTTCCTTTTTTAAGCTTTGCAATTTCGGCGTCTGCCGCTTTTTGCTGCTCAAGAACTTGCGCTTCTAGCTTTTCAAGTGCGTTGTGAGTGTTTTCAAGTTTCTGCTCAATGTCGCCAGTTGCTTGGCCTTTCTCAAGCGCTGTAATACGCTCTTTGATCGCCGACGCATTAGCTTCATGAGCCGATTTGATCTCTGATAAGAGTTCTTCAGTCGTCTTTGACATGGTTTGATCCTTTAATTTGGTTTAGATGATCGAGAAGTAAACCGTTTACGTTCTCGTTTTTCTGTGCTTCATCTTCGCCTTTTGGATCACCCAATGCTTTAACACCCGCATTTATAACAGTTTCTACAAGCGATTTCGCGTAACCTGCTTCGCGCAAGTGAGAAATCAACTCAAGTTTTAGTTCGTGCTGGTCGTTAGCGTTCTTTACGTCAGAAATTTTTGCAAGCGGGTTTGCGGGGAATGTCACAAGAGACACTTCGCGCAATTCTGCTTTTGAAATAATGTATGCTTCGCGCTGTTCGTCGTAGCGGTAGCCGCCCGAAGGAATGCCGAAGCCAATAGAAAAAGAATCAATAATGCCTTGCTTTGCGAGCGCCAAAGCTTCGTCAGCCTTTTGAACGCCTTCGGCAAGCTTCATTATTACCTGAAGACCGCCTTGGACCTTCTGGACAATATTCATTCCAATCGGAGTGTCGAAGCGGTGTTGCCATAGAGCCTTGGCATTAATAGAAGTTTCCGCCCCAAACTGCTCGTCAAAAGCTGTATCAACAATAATGTCGTCGTCTAGGTCCTTATTGCCGAAAGTGGTCGCCATGCCCATAATTGTGCGTTGCTCATTGTCGGCCTTTTCGAATTGGAAATTGTAGAACTTCTTTTTCACGATGCGAAGCAATCAGATTTGCGGGAAATTGTAAAGCCTATTCATACAAGACGACGCAACGGCAATTAATAAAGTTGTCCGGCGTTGCCCCGTTTCGGGTGTCATGCGGGTAAAGCATGGCTTGGCCGTTCGGGTAAAAGAATTGATCCATTGAAACGCGATTTCCGTCTTGGTTCGAATGCGATTCGCGGGTTCTTGAGTCCTCGACGGCGTTCCAAACCTTATCGACGGCGCCAATTTCGCGGGCGCCCGTGTCTTGGCCCTTACTTCCAGCAATGCCGACTTCGGTTCGTGCAATGCGGGCCGCGCTGAATTTGCCAAGGTTTCCGGAAAACTCCAAATCTAATTGTTTGGCAATATCACGTTCCCCAAGTCCCTCTTCAATGCCGTTTGCGATGATCTTCGCTGCGTTTTTGCGGTCAGTGTCTAAGATCAAGAAGGTTGAATTAAGTGCTTCAGAAGCCAAGAAATCGGCCAAAATGGTCTTTATTGCGTCGTCAAATTGCTTTGTATGAAAGCGCCTAGGGCTTGATTTGCGGAAGTTCACAATCTGCCAAGAGCCGGTTGCGGCTGCCGTGTCGCTGTTTTCTTCAAGCAAAAGGTCGTTTAATGGGTCGCGGGCTTGTCCAATTACGTTTTCAACCCCGTTTTGCGGGTCTTCAAGGTATGCTTCCGACAAACTCTTTCCCATTTCTGAATAATACCGGCGAAGGATGCGAAACATTTGGATTTCGCGCTTGGTATAAACCTGAAGAATCGGGGCAACCGCTTGTTGCTTCAATCGCTGCTTATATCGTGCAATCGCGCAACAATGGCCGGAATGGTGGGTTTTCCCGCATGTATTATTCGTTACCATCGAACGGCAGTTGTAAACCATTCAAGCCCCGCATATCAACCTTCAATTCGCCGTCAACTTCGCGGTCGTATCCGTTACGCTCGCGCCATTCTTCGCGCGAAATCAATTCGGATTCGTAGTTTTTGCGGTCTGATTCCGCTTGGATGCGTAATTGCTCTTGAATTGATAAGATTTGCGACTTGTCGACTTCAAGTCGAATTGAGTTGTCGCCGGAAACCCAAGCAAGGTAAACGGCCAAATCCTGAAGAATGCCTTCAACCCAAGGTATGATTGTATGATTCCAAAGGAACTGTCGGGCTTCTGATACGTTTGCAAATGTCGATCCCTGCGAGAATCCAAGCAAGAAAGGCGGGTATCCGTTGGCAATAGCTATTTCGCGGGCATTCTGCTCTTTGGTCTTGGTCCAATCCATTTCGCGCCCTGTTTGGCCTAGTCGCTCGTAAACCATATCCCAATTGACAACCGGAATTTCGCCGTTTGCACCCGCTCCAAGCTTTTCGTTTACGGCCTTCTTGATCGCGTTCATTTGCTCCTTGTCCGGCGTCCGTGCCATCTTGTCGGCGCCTTGGTTCAGCTTCATAATGCCCTGAACGGCGCCGTCGTTCGCCAATACCTGCATATTTAGGCGGGAAATCTCGTTTCGTTGGGCAAGAGCCTTTGCCGCCGAAGCCATAGCGGGCCAACCGTAATTGTCTCGCAATGGGTCAAGCTTGTGGGACCAAAAGACTTCGCCAGCCATAAAGGGCTTCGACATTCCATACTTAACAACGTTCCAGCCTTTCAACTGTTCCCCGTTGTCTTCGATTGGGCTTATTCGGTCGGGACGAATTAATTCAAGGTCCATAATTCGGCCCCTTGTGCCAGTGGTCGGCAATGCGTAGCAAGCGCCGCCAAGCTGTTTATGAATTAGCGCCTTATACATCCAATCGGTATAAACCGTCGGCGGCTGCCCTTCCGGATAATCGCCGCCCATTTCAGGCTTGCGCATTAATTCTTGCACCCAATCGGGCTGTTCGTCGAGCAATAGAGGTATTCGGCTTCCACTTGTGGCAATGTCGTTCAAGATGAAATAAACCAATTCCGAACATTTATACCCCTCGGAAGCTAAATATCTGTAAGATGGATATACAAAGCCGCCGAACGTCTTCCCGCCAAGTAGCGCGGCCAAATCTGCCGGACTTGAACCCAAGTTTTTAATCTTATTCCAACCTTTTTGAAAAATGTTCATTATACAATTATGAAGTCGTCTATCGGGCGCATAGCGTTATTAATGTAATGATTTACCATGTCAACTTGGTCGTCGTGCTTGGCATTCGGGAAGCTGAGAAGTTCTTTTTCGAGTTCCGGCAACCAAGAAGCCCCGCGCTTGAAATAAATGTTTCCCGCTTCAAAATGGCCTGTTGCCGCGTGTGCTCTTGCTGTCTTCGATACATCTGCCTTGACCGGCACAATGGGCAAAGAAGTTGAATTTTGCAAGTCTTGAATCAGGGACGAACCCGAAGACTTGTCTTCGATAAGAACCAAGTCGGGAATTTCGCGGTCTGATATTGAAAGCAGACAGTCGCGCAACTTGGGGTAATTCATGCGTTCCTTGTGAACGTCGTAAAGGTAAGAGGCCGATTCGCCTTGTTTCCATGTCCCAACAACGGAAAAGTCGTTTTCCTGATTTTCCTTAACTGCTGTATCGCACGAAAGAACGGTTCGAAATACGTCGTCCGGCAGGTCGTCCCAATACTTGAACCAGTCGCGGAAGTAGATATTGCCCGTCGCGATTGACGGGTTGCCTTGGTAAAGGCTTTCGAACGTGCGCGGGCGTGTGTCCCTGAACCATTCCAAGCGCTCAAGTGGGATTAAGTCGGGGCAAAGAGCATCGCCCTTTTTACGGCCTAGCATGTCCGGACGGGTCGCAATTGCCGGAAAGTTCAGTATTTCCCACCCGTCGGGGTCATCTTCAAGGATTCGGCCCGCAAGGTCCAATTCGGACCACCGCGTTAAAACGATGATTACCATATTGGGGGTTTCAAGTCGGGTCATAAACGAATCAGTAAATTCGTCATAAATCTTGTCGGATATGGTTTGCGAATTGGCGTCGGCGCGGTTTCGAACGGGGTCGTCCAGAACAAGCACGTTCGCGCCCCAACCTGAAATACCGGTTTGCATACCGGCAGCCTTGGCCCCGCCGCCTTGAACGGTTTCCCACTCATTCGCGGCGCCCTTTTCGTCAGATATGCGGATTCCACAATGTCGGGTATTGCGTCGAATCTTTCGGGTAAAGTCGGTCGCCTTGCTGTCATTGAATGCGCCAACGATGATTTTCCAGTATGGCCGCTTGTGCAAGCAGTAGGCCGGAAAGCGCTCCGTAATCAATGACGATTTACCGTGTCGCGGTGGGACAAAGAAGAACATGCGGACTTTTTCGCCCCGCATAGCCCTTTCAATCCCGTTTTCAAGTTTCCACTGAAACGCCAGCAAATGCGGGAATCGCCAATTGTAGGTCGGATGATACGTTTCTAGCCAAGTTCGCAAATATCGGTTTTTGCGTCTTTCAATCCATTTTTGGCATTCTTCGTTCGACGATTAGCCGTCTTCGTCCATTTCAGCCGCCCGCCGTTCTTCAGCCTCAAAATCAATTAATTCTTCGTCCTTCATGCCGCCGATTTCTTCCGACTCTGAAATTGTTTCAATGACTTGGCGCGGTCTGCCGTCCATGCGGTCCATAATTTCTTTTGCGGCGTCTGCATTGCCCTGTAATGCCTTTCGAACCATTAAACGGCAAATACGCTCTTGCTTGGTTTCTTCAGGTAGTTCGCCAAAGTCTTCGTTTTCCTCTTCTTCCGCCACTTCCGCGCATATCTTTTTGAATATGGTCGCGAAGTTCTTAGAACCCTTTTTTCGTCCTTTTCGGTTAATTCGGGGGTCGCCCTTGCTGAATGTTCCGTCTTCGTTCATTTCCTGTTGCTTGCCAGTA